CCCAAGATCCGCGTCCCCAAGATTCGCGCCCCCAAGATTCGCGCCCCCAAGATTCGCGCCCCCAAGATTCGCGCCCCCAAGATTCGCGCCCCAAAGATTCGCACCCCCAAGATTCGCGCCCCCAAGATTCGCGCCCCCAAGATTCGCGCCCCCAAGATTCGCGCCCCCAAGATTCGCGTCCCCAAGATTCGCGCCCCGAAGATTCGCGCCCCCAAGATTCGCGCCCCCAAGATTCGCGTCCCCAAGATTCGCGCCCCGAAGATTCGCGCCCCCAAGATTCGCGCCCTCAGCAATAGCAGTCTCAACCGCATGACGTGCAATCATTCCAGATTCCATACCGTCAGGGATTTCACAAGAGAAAAGGACCTCACCAGTCCAGCGATTTTTAATTTCGTAATTCTGTGTCATAATGACCTCACTCTTTGAGTAAAGCCCTTTTGATTTCCAGTCGAGAAGGGCTTTTTGTTTGTCTGTGAGATCATAGTAAACACAGCGTTTACTTTAGTCAACATATTATTTAAACAAATGTTTATTTTTTTGTTTTCTTATTAATAAACAAAAACATAAAAAAGACCGCACTTGGCGGTCAATAGAAAACAAAATGTTTAACTTATGGTAATGGATTTTGAACATTAAACGCATATGCTACAACACTAAAATCCTGATCCATAATATCGTCGGCTGTTAAAATTTCTTCTGGATATTCATCTTTATTTGCACTAACTATTCTTACGCCGCCTTTAGGCATCCTATATAAAAATTTGAACTTAAATAATCCACCATGATTAATGGCGTAAATTTTTCCATCAATTATATTGGTGCGCCCAACATCAACATACACTGTAGCCCCATTGTTTATCACGGGAGTCATGGAATCACCAAAGGCTGTTAAAGCATAGGCATTGGAGCTTTCTACGCCATATTGACGCAAGGTTGCCTTACTAAGCCTAAGCTTTCGTGTCTCATTGCCAATGATTTCCGCTAAAGAGCCAGAGCCACAAGAAACTAGAACCTCTTTATAAAATGGAACTTCTACTTCATCGTCATCAATAGGTGTGTTTGAATCCCACTCAACAACTTTTGTTATATCGATACTTTCTTTTTCCCCAATCCCAGTAAGAATCCAGTTCGCAGAAACATTAAATTTACTTGATGCTTTCAAGGCCCCAGCTTTAGAAACACCGCGTCTTTTCCAATTAGTAATTGTTTGGGGTGATTCATCGATTAACTTTGCGGTTTCTTCTTGTGTCCTCCCACTCGCTTCCAAAAGCCTTATAACAGAAGGGTGAGGCAGGGTCTCGGTGGTCATTTCAAAATCCAATTGGTTCATTATGCATATTATCCAGAAAAGTAAACATTTTGTGTTAAACAAATGATTTGACACTAGTAAACACACCGTTTACTATGTATTAAACAAATGTTTATTTGAGGCAACCATGACTATCGAGGCTGATAAAGAAGTTCTTTTAAAGCTAGGTGGCTCAACAAAAGTGGCTGAGCTGCTTGGCTACAAAGATAAACAACGGGTACAAAACTGGATGACGCGCGGCATACCTGCAAAGGTAAAGCTTGAGTATCCACATCTTTTTTTAAATCCAAACATTCAAAGAAATACTGCTGCATAAGGACACATAAATGAGTCTGGAAAAGAAATCGACGCATGTTCGTTTATCTCCTGAAATCCATGAACGAGCAAAAACACTTGCTGAAATTAAGGGTAAAGACCTTGCTCAGTACCTCGCATTTCTTCTTGAAAAAGAAATTGTGGGTGAGTGGCATGTACTTAATTTACAAGCAAAATCTTTTGAGCGCTTGGGATTAAAAGCTTTAGTGCGGGATATCTCTACTGAGGTTTGTATTTCAGAGGGATTGGAAGGGATTTGCGGGGATTCAGACAAAGAAAAAGCCTGATGTACAAGATCAGGCTTTATGTTCAGTGAGATAAATCAAATGAACTATCAAATTTTAACAGACATTGAACTAAATCGAAAGATTAGTTTATTTCAAAAAGCGGTTGAGGCTTATGTACGTCAACCTTCACTCATAACTGCGTCTGCTGTAGCGAAAGCTAAAGCTGAGTTGGCTAACTTTGCGTGGGGTGGGTGATGAATATAGGTTTTGACTTAGATAAATATTTAAAGCAGGCGACCCCAGTGGAAGATAAATACACTAGAACGCCAAACTATTTGGTGGACAAGGGCTATGTGTCTGAAATGACTGGTAGCGCCTTAAAATGCTATTTCGTTATTAGTCGCTTTACAGATGGATTTTCGCGCAGCAATTGGTCACTGACATCTAATTTCCTTCAAGAAAAGACAGGTATTAAGAAGCTTAAAACCTTGACTGATTCTGTTCGTCAATTAGAACAATTGGGGTTGATTATTGTGCAAAGATCAACTGGCGAGACTAATAAATTCTCAATCATTCATCCTGAGTTTGAACTACCCACCAAAATGGATGGTAGTACCGAAAATGGAGGGGAGACTACCCCCGAAAATGGAATGGGGAGTACCCACCAAAATGGAGGGGAGACTACCCCCGAAAATGGCGCTACTAAGAAAGAAACAAATAAGAAAGAAAATATTAAGAAAGATATATGTGAGATTTTCGAGTTCTGGAAAACCACATTCAGTAAAAATGAAAAAACGATTCTCTCTGATAAACGAGCTAAAAAAATTCAAGCACGTCTTGTTGATGGCTATCTGGTTGAAGACATCAAACATGCAATCTTGAATTGCTCTAAGTCTGATTACCACGTTCAAGGCGGTTATACCGACATCGAATTGATCTGTCGTGAGCCAGAAAAACTTGATCGTTTCATAGGCTTATTCCCACAGCCACAACAAGCAAATGAAACACCAACCACCCCTGATTCACAACTTGATTATGGAGCGTGGTGATGAGCAGTCGTATTCAAAACATTGCAATGGAACAAGCTGTTTTAAGTGCTTTGATGACAACCGCGCTTTCAATGGAAACGGTAGGGAATGATCTAGACGAAGGGTGTTTTTACTCTGAACGACATACGGAAATTTACAAAGCAATTGTTGATCTTGCGAACAACAACAAGCCTTACGATGCAGTCATGGTCGAGCAGTGGTTGAAATCAAGAAATGTGTTGCACCTCATGGGTGGTGAGCAATATTTACTTGAGTTGATGTCAGAAGCGCCAAGTAGTTTTTACAACTGCGAATCTTACATCGGTCAACTTAAAAAACTTAAAGCACATCGTCAAGTTGAAACTATCGGTCAGCGCATCACAGCACTAGCACAAGACACAACGCAAGTGGATGTATTCGCAGAAGCTGAAAATCTACTGGGTCAAGTCGATAGTGATGAGCAAAACGACCATGGCGTGAGCTTTGAGGATGCAATTGATAGCGCACTAAAACAGATGATCGAGAAAGCGGAAGCTAAAGACAAAAAGCTTTATACAGGTGTTCAATTCAATCTTGCTCACCTGGATAATTTGCTAGGAACGATTCAAAAAGGGCATTTCTGTGTTGTGGGTGGTCGTCCAGGATCGGGTAAATCAACACTTGCTCAAATGTTGGCAATCCACACTGCAAAAATCCACCGTAAAGGCGTTTTGTTTGTGTCTGCTGAGATGGATAAGGAAACCCTTTCAAATCGCATGATCAGCGCGTTAGGAGCGATTCCATACAACAACATTCACAATGCTGAACTCTACAATGGTTTGATGAAAGATTATGCGGCTACCAAGGCTTCATACGAAAAACTACCAATATGGATTCAAGACAAACAAAAACCGTCAATTTCTGAAATCAGATCATATGCACGTCGAGCAGATCGCAGATTTAAAGGGCTTGGCTGTATCGTTATTGATTACTTGCAGCTTGTGCGAGATCCAAGCAAGAAAGATCGGTTTCAAGAAGTTAGCTCAATTAGCCGTGAACTCAAATCGATGGCCAAGGAGTTTAAATGCCCAGTAATTGCGCTTGTGCAATTAAACCGTGATGCAGAAAAAAGCAAAAGACCTAAGGCATCTGACATCAAAGAATCTGGGCAGATTGAGCAAGATGCAGATCAGATTGTTTTGGCTAATCCAATTTCAGACAATGAAGACCTTCCAACAGGTGTTACGGAGCTGTGTGTTGTTAAAAACCGACACGGCAAGCGTGGTGTGGTTCGTGCGATTGATCGTTTAGATATTTGTCGTTTCGCGGGGATTAAGGAAGAAGATCAAGGAGGTGCGGCATGAGTAATTACGTAGAAATATTTGACAATATTATTTTTGTTTTGAGTCAGTTTGCTGAAACAGATAAAGCCCTAAACATCGAGGAAGTTGAACTTAAGCTTGGTGTTAGTAAGCGCACTGCGCAGAGACTTTGTAAGTCTTTGAGCGAGTCAGGGTGGCTTTACTTTAAAAGGGTTGGTCACGACAAATTATATTTTGCAAGCGAGAAAACTAAGCGATTGTTTGGAGATAAGCCATGACAACAACAGTAGAAGAATGGTTAGCACAGGGCAACAAAATTACAGTGCTTCAGGGATTCTCGGAGATTGCGCCAAAGCAAAAATTTAATAATCGGGAAATCAAGTTGCGTGGCAGGGCTAAAACTCAAACTCAGATGCCGAGATTGAGCAAAGAACAAGCGAAAGAATTAAGTGACTGGCTAGATGCGAAATTAGGTCGAACTTTGGAGTTGGCGAATTACATGAATTGCTCAAGCACAAAGATCGGATTGATCAAAAACCGTAAAACACCATGCTCTAAAACCCAATTTGAAATGATGAAAAAGGGAATGCGGGCAATTGAGGGCGTTAAGCATGAAAGCAATCAAAATCCCATGCGAACATGATCTTTTAAGCAAAGACACAAATATATGGACTGACGCTGTAATGCGCTGCAAGCATGGCTTTGGTCACTGTGGTGGTGATGGGTATTGTCATGCGGGCGGGGCTTGTTTCGTAGATCAAAAATTGACACGAGAACAGGCGATTTTAGAAGTAGATCGTCTTGCTCACGAGTTGTACAAGGCAAAGTTAGAAAACGACAAATTAAGAAATTCTGCAAGCCTACTTGTCAGTCAGTTGGAGATTGCGAAAGAGCAAAATTTAAAGCAAGGCAATGATCAGCGTGTTTTTGCACTTAGGTTTTGCATACATGAAATTAAAAAGGTAGTGGGTGAAGCATGACCACATTCAAAGATGCTCAACGGATTCAATCAAAAAAGATTGCACGTTCTAAGAAGTTCAATCGTGTGCCGACCGAAGATCAAGAGCAAATCACAGTCATGTCATGGGCGCATCGAGTGAAGTTCAAAGACGGACGGTTGAGTGATTATTTATTTCACATTCCCAATGGTGGGTCAAGAAATATCATTGAAGCGACGAAGCTTAAAAAGATGGGAGTAAAGGCAGGTGTACCAGATTTACAGCTCATTGTTTCTAATGGTCAAGCTCATGGGTTATGGATTGAATTGAAAGCACAAAAAGGGAAGTTGCAGCCAAGCCAGCAAATCATGATTCAGCGATTAGAGGCGCAGGGTTATCTGTGCAAAGTCTGCTTTGGGGCGGACGAAGCAATACAAGAAATTAAAAAGTATTTATGTATTTGAGGTGAAGGTATGAATGCAGTAGCAGCTAAGTTTGAACAGTTTGAATGGTTGACTCATGGCTTAACAGCGAGTTCGCCAAGTTTAGAACCGTGTGTTCGTGGCACAGGAGAGAAACCATTGAATTATCAAGATCGCTTGGGTGCTATTGCTTCAATGGATACTCAGTTAGCAAAGTCAGTAACAGCTTTGATTGTGTTTGAGGGAAAATCTCAAAGTGATTATGAGTTTGTTCGCCAACATTTGGCAAATATCTTAATTAAGAATGCGGTAAATGATAAGAAGCGAGAACCAGAGGGCATTGCAATGTATCATCTCGGTTGGTTGGTAGCCAAGATGGTATTGGATTTCGCATTAGACCCTGATTTAGAAGATAACTACACCGCTAAAGGGCGTTTGGCTTATGCTGGCATTAGATCAAATCAAATGAGTGTGGAGTGCTATAGAAAGACATGGAAGTGCTATGAAAACCTTATGACAATGTCAATTGAATCCGCAATTGATGAAGCGGCTAAAGCTGTGGAAAAGTATAGAAAAAATACTTACAAAGATATGAAAGTATAGGGATTCCATTATTTCGGAAACTAGAGTATAGTTTTTCTATACTGGTCGTATTACTGTTATCCGAGACCAACTCATTAAAGCTCATCGAAAGGTGGGCTTTTTTGTTGTCTGAAATTTATAAAGGTGCTTGTGACGTGCACAAGTAATCTATTGAGGATCGACTCATGAAAGATCGTTAGCTTTAGAAGCAACTTGGATTTGTGACGTTTGCCAGAAGAATGGTGAACTAGAAGCGCAAACGGTGGGATGCAGAAACCAGCCGTATAAATCGGTTTGAATCCAATGTGATTTCGTCACACATTGAGTTAGCCTCAGAGCCTCAAATTGTGGGTGACTCCCCAACCAATGGAATTGAAAGACACAGAGCAGATCAATAGCTAACTTTAAAATGTTTGTCGTGTTGAGTAGCGGTAGATCAGATGCCGAGCTGATCAATATCGTAATCTAAGGCAAGGGTGTGTCAATTGTGCATACCTTTTTTTATGTCGCTAATTTAGAGAAGTGGGTGGGCACAAAGAGTATGTGGTAGGCAAATGATAAGATACCTCACACCACAGTAAAGGCTCTCTTTGCAAAGCTCATTTCATCTAAGTTAATAAGAACAAAGCAAACGTAGCTAAGAAATAAAGTAAATAATTGTTTTTAATAGGTAAATTAATGAAATTATTTCAGACAAACTTAGTTATTTTTAGTCATGTCGATTTGCGATGCAATAAAGCAAACGTAACTAAATGGTGTTGATATGGACGAAGAAGAACTCAAACAAATTGAAGAAGATTGTCAGCAGTTTAAGAACGTAATCAAAACGGTGTTTTATTTGGCTGTGATGTTATTTGCAGCTTATTTGGTTTGGTGTAATTGGTGATTGTATGGACTTAATCGAAGCAAAGAAGAATCTTGAATCATTGCATCAAGACAAAGAGAAACTAGAAAGTCTTAATCATCTCAATTCAACGTTTCAGTTCAAACAAGCATGTCAGCATCGTATTCACGATATAGACAAGCAGATCAATAACATTCAACACAATATCAAACGCTATGCGAGACCATAAAAGACTAGCAGCAATTAGAAAGCTGCCTTGTGTGAAGTGTGGTAATCCAAATAGTCAGGCAGCGCACTCAAATTTTGGCGAGCATGGTAAGGGTAAGGGGATTAAAGCAGATGATCAATTTACAATTCCGTTATGTCATTCTTGCCATAGTGATTTTGATCAATACAAAACGATGGGTAGAGAAGAATCAAAAGAATGGTTTGTGAAGATGCTGGAAAAGACTGAAAGGATGTTGCTAATTAGGGTAAAAGAAGATATTTTTTAAATATTAATTTTAATTTGTTTGGGGTGCGAATTGGCAACACAAGGATATGTCGTGGGGGTTGAGATTCCTGAAAATAAATGCCCGAGAATAATAAGGAATCGACAACAGTTAATAAAAGATGGCGTAGCAACGGTTTTTCTTGCAAATAACACAACATCAGAAGATGCAGAAAATGGTGTTACCAGATACGGTATATCAGGTGGAAGGATAGCAATAGTAGTAACGCAGGAAACTTTTGAAAGAGATAAGACTGAATATGAAGAATACCTAAAATCACGCTTTGGAAGGGAATGGAAGATTAAGTTACTTCCATTGAAAAGGTAGATCGTAGAACAATATTAAAAGGCTGGAGAGTGAAATGGGTTATTTAGTAAAGCTGCTTGACAGTAATGAATATTTTATCCCAAGTGAAGATGGTGATGTAACAACAACCGCTGATAGAGGATTGGCTAGGCAAATAGGCGTATTTGGTAGCTATGATGAAGCCAATGATACAGCACAGACGTTTAGTAAAGATATGATTTTAGATAGAGATTATTCTATTGAAAAAATTTAACCACAGTTGAGAGTTTAAGCCACCTTCGGGTGGTTTTTTATTGAGGTGACGCATGAAAGCGCAAACATTCGTCATCAAAGATCATGCTCAAATTACAAGTGTTATCGCATTCCTACATACAAACTACACCAAAGCCAATTTCGAGAATAAGCCACTTGTTGTTCGGGTGGATCAGAAGGAAGATGACCGCAGTAAGGCGCAAAACCGCTTGTACTGGAAATGGCTTACACAGTGGGCAAAGCATCAAGGCTCTGATAAAGACACTGAGCATTTGTTCTTCAAACGAAAGTTTCTATCTGTCATCTTTTATCGTGATGATGTGGGTCAGTATCGAAATACGTTTGATGCAGTCAAAGTATTAAAACAACAGAAACATCCAATGTATCAATATGTGGCATCAGGATTGAATGAACTGATCAGCACAACAGACGCAAGTGTTCAACAATTCACTGAGTATCTAAATGACATTCATGCGTTTTGTAATAAGCAGGGGTGTTGGTTGGAAACGCCTGAAGATTTGATGTGGGTGATGGAGAGTAGGGTATGACATGTAAATCATGTGAAGAAAGGCGTGAATGGATTAAACAGCAATATGAACGAGCAAAAGAACGAACAGCAGCAGCTATCAAGCGAATTACTGGCGCTGATGCAGAAGATAGTGGAGCAGAACACAACACTGATTCAGCAGATAGCGAACAAGGATCAGATAATTCTGGCAGCACTGGAACAGAGCAACGAACTCCTGTTGCAACTAAGCGAACAGGAAGACGAACTGCCAAGATCGAGAACGATTGATTGAGGTGAGTATGTCTAGAAGACTGGTATTAAAACGAACGCAAGGTTCTAAAGGATCGCTAGCATTACATGATGCAATTACTGGTGAATTACTTGCGTCTCAGCAAGGGTTAAGCATTGAATCGCATCCAAATGGATATGTTGAGTTAAACGTAAAGTTCATCATAGATGGTGATCGATTGAGAATAGTAGGCGATCATGAAGTTACAGACACTGAAGCCGAGACTACAGGCACAGAGAACACCAAGACAGAATAGTTGGGGTTCAGGTCGTGGTGGTCGCCCATGGCGCAGACTCAAAGCAAAGATACACCTTAGAGATAAGTACACGTGCCAGTGCTGTGGTGTGGTCACAATGGAGTTAGAGCTTGATCATATTGTGAATGTGGCTCAAGGTGGCAGTGATGAGGAAAGTAATCTTCAATCGTTATGTGTGCCTTGTCATAAAGAGAAGACGTTGAGGGAGAGTAGGCAATGAACAATGAAGAATTATTAGAGCAACTTGAATCAGTTGCTAACTTTATGCGTGGTATGCAGTTCGATACTCGCTTGCCAAGTGATGCAAGAGAAGCACTGCGTGATCGAGCGATTGATCTGGATGATTTTGTGGAAAATTATTCCAATAAAAATATGCATCAAAATGGTGCGTAAAATCTCAGCAGGCAGGGGGGAGGGTAAAAGTTTTTTGCTGAAAAGCTACGGACACCACCGCCCAGCTCACTTATAAGAAAAAATCAGTTTTCAAAAATATGTTAAAGGAGGGTATATGGCTTTAACAGAAAAAAAGAAGGCATTTGCCCTCGCAAAACAGAAAGGTAAAAATAATAAGGAAGCTGCTATTTTAGCTGGATGTCCTGAAAACACTGCATCTGCGGCAGGTGCGAGATTAGCAAAAGATCCTGATGTTATTGATTATCTTGAACGGCTTGAGAAAGCCACGCCTGAGCAAGTTGTTAAACATGACGTTAAACCGTTAACAACCAATACAACTATTCAAGCAGCTAAGAATCTAGCAGACCCGCTAGCTTTTTTAGAGTCTGTTTATAGTGATCCAGTCGAAGACATGGCGCTACGTGTACGGGCAGCTCAAGCAGCCCTTCCATACGTCCACGGCAAAGTGGCCGAAAAGGGCAAGAAAGAAACCAAAGAAGATGCTGCTAAGGTTGCAACGAAGTCGGGCAAATTCGGTACTTTGAATAACCAATTGCCAAGTTGAGGTATTTATGGTCATGAAGCCAAAAGGTGCAACGCATCTTGCTAAAACACTGTTTGGGTGGGCTTATGCTAAAAACAGGAGCGGAAAGTGGTTCGTTCATGTAAATAGTGTGTGGAAAGAAGCTTACAGTCAAAATATCGAAGTAAAACCAATTCAATAGCCGCCTAAGGGCGGTTTCTTATTTGATAGCCAATTGTAATGTCTACTGTGTTGCGCAGCATGGGGATGGACACACCCTCAGTTGGCTATCAAATAGGTTGTATATCAAGGTAAATTTATGACCGCAATGCTCCCAGAATGGACAACCGCTTGCCCAGACTGGGAGGAGCGTATAGTTGCTAAAAAGTCGCTCATGCCTTGTGAGCCTTTATTTCCACAAGTTGCCGATGTTGCTGAGCGAATATTTAATGAATTGATCTTAGTTGATGTGATGGGTAGCCCAAAGATGGGTGATGTCACATTACCATGGGTGTTGGAGTTTGTACGGGCAATTGCAGGTGCATTAGATCCAAATACCAAGCGTCGATTAATCCGAGAATTCTTCCTTCTGATCTCAAAGAAGAATACTAAGTCTACGATTGCCGCAGCAATCATGCTTCTCTTACTGATTCTGAATGACCGCCTTTCTGCTGAACTTATTATCTTGGCACCCACGAAAGAAGTTGCTGACAATAGCTTTAACCCGATTCGTGACTTCATTCGGGCAGATGATGAACTAAGCGAAATGATGAATGTGTCTGAGCACACAAAGACAGTTACTCACTTAGGTACAAGTGCAACACTTAAGGTCATCGCAGCGGAATCTAATGCAGCAGCAGGTAAAAAGGCTTCAATCATTTTGATTGATGAAGTTTGGCTATTTGGTAAGCGTGCCAATGCTGAATCAATGTTCCGTGAAGCAAAAGGAGGTTTGGCATCGCGTCCAGAAGGCTGTGTGATTTACCTGTCCACTATGTCAGATGAGGTGCCATGCGGTGTATTCAAGCAGCTTTTAGACTATGCCCGCGATGTAAGGGATGGAATTAAAGAGGATAAACAATTCCTGCCTTTAATCTATGAATTCCCTAAAAAGATGATAGAAGCGGGCGAACACTTAAATCCTGAAAACTTCTATATCACAAACCCGAACTTGGGTGCGTCCGTAGACCTTGAGTATCTTATTTCAGAGTTTAAAAAGGTCAAGGATGCTGGTGAAGAATCCCTTAGAGACTTCTTGGCCAAGCACTTAAACATCGAAATCGGCATGAATCTACGCGCCAATCGTTGGGCTGGTGCTGAATACTGGAACAAGCAAAAGCACGTCTTTGGATTAGATCAGATCATTGAACAGTCTGATGTCATCACAATGGGAATCGATGGCGGTGGGTTGGACGATTTGCTGGGGTTCGCTGTACTTGGCAGACTTAAAAAAGACCCACGTATCTGGTGGCTTTGGAATCATGCATGGGCTAATAAAATAGCTTTAGAGCGCCGCAAGGAAAATATTCCGAAGTATCAAGACTTTCAAGCCGAACATTCTTTAACTGTGGTTGAGCGTGTGGGTGATGATATTGACCAGCTCGCAGCGATTGCCAAGAAAGTTTATGACAGTGGCAAACTTAATAAGATTGGGCTTGATCCACTCGGGTTAGGCGGTTTGCTTGATGGATTACTGGAAGCAGGGATACCAGAGGGTGCCATGTTTGGTGTGCCACAAGGACACAAACTCATGTCCTATATTTTAACGACTGAACGCAAATTAGCAGAAGGTAATTTATTCCATGCAGGGCAGCAACTCATGACATGGGCGGCAGGTAATGCGCGTGTCGTCATGATTGGTAACGGCATGAGAATCACTAAGCAGGATTCAGGAATTGGCAAGATTGACCCACTGATTGCCACGTTTAATGCGGTGGCTCTCATGTCAATGAACCCAGAGCCAAGCACAAAAGAATACAACGTCTTTTTCGTATAAAACACATTTCACAGATAACCGCCTTAATTGGCGGTTTTTGCATTTTGGAGGGGCTATGACTGCTCTGCACAAATCATTCGGCTCATTCGAAATCAAAGCCGTAGACGATGAAAAACGAACATTTAAAGGGGTGGCAAGCACACCCAATCAGGATCGAGCAAAAGACATCATGGTTCCCACAGGCGCTAAGTTCACTTTGCCAATGCCATTACTTTTTCACCACGACCATAAATCACCAATTGGTCATGTCACGGATGTGAAAGTGACCAGTAAAGGGATTGAGGTTGAAATTCATCTTCCAAAGATAGAAGAAGAAGGCGCATTGAAAGCCCGAATTGAAGAGGCTTATCAGTCCTTGAAACACAACCTCATCAAGGGTCTATCCGTTGGGTTTCTCCCAAATTGGGATGACGCGGAAATGATCAAAGGTGGTGGCATAAAATTTAATGATTGGGAGTTTTATGAACTTTCCTTAGTCACCATTCCATGCAATCGCGAAAGCGAAACAGATTTTAAAAAAGCATTTGAGGAACACAAAGCCGCGTTGGGCAAACAACCTCAGAACGTTCCAGATGGCGATTCATCTGAACAAAAACACGTAATCGTAAAACTAAATAGCCCAACACAGGGTGGAGTAAAACTATGAAAGAATACTTAGCAAAGCTGCTCAAAGCATTGGCAGATAAAAACGCAGCAATGCAAACTGCACTGTCTAAATCAGCAGCAGCAGGCACAACACCTGATGAAGCAACTGAAGCAGAAATTCAGGTTCTTGAAAAAGATATTGAGGCAATTAAGAAAAATATTGCACGTACCGAAGCTCAAATTGCAGAGATTGAAAAAGCGGCAAAAGCCGCAACGCCTGTTGCAGGTAATGATCCTGAGGAAGCAAAAAAATCTGCAAAAGGCGATCCTGAGCCAAAAGCTGATCCAAAGGTTGAAGTTAAATCCAATCTTCCTAAAGGGATGCCTTTCGCACAATTTGCTCGTGCAAAAATGCTTGCATGTCATGAGCAAAAACAAGGTCGATTAATGACTGTCGTTGATGCGGCAAAAGCATTAGGTTATGACGAAGCAGTGGTTCAATATGTTGAAAAAGCCACCTTGGGTACCACTACTGATGCTGGTTTCGCTGCGCCACTTGTGCAGCAAGACACATATAAAGGCGATTTCTTAGAATTGCTTCGTAATGCAACCATCTTTGATAAGTTGAAAGGTTATCGTGCTGTTCCGTTTAATGTAAAAATTAACGGGCAATTAAGCGGTGGTACTGCTTCTTGGGTGGGTGAAGGTGCTAAAAAGCCTTTAACTAACCCGACATTCAACAGTATCGAAATCAAAGAGCATAAATTGGCTGCGATTACAGTTTATACGCAAGAATTGTTGCGTCGTGCCGATCCAGCAATTGATCAACTTGTGCTTAATGATTTGATTGAAGCAACCAAAGTGCTGATTGATACCACGTTTCTTGGTACTCAAGCGCAAACCGATGTGACTCCATCGGGTATTCTGAATGGTGTAACAGCAATTGAACCTTCTGGCACTACGGCAGCAGCAATTGAAGCCGATTTGTTAAAACTTATCACGACATTTGTTGCCGCAAACCTTACCACTGACAATGCGTATTTCTTAATGAGTGAAACGCGTGCAATGCAATACGCTTTGCTTCGTGATGCTCTTGGAAATACATATTTCAACGGCATGAGCTTTGCGGGTGCAGCGCGTTCGCTTCTGGGTATTCCAGTTATCACGTCACAATCCATTGGCGACAAGATCATTCTTGTAAAAATGAGCGAATTGCTTGTTGCTCAGGACGGTGGTGTTGATGTGGCGTACAGCGATCAAGCAACGCTTGTTGATGGATCTACAACCCATAACCTATGGCAAGAAAACAAATTTGCCATTCGTGTAGAGAAGTTCATCACTTGGGCGAAACGTCGCGCCATTGCAGCGGCATACATTGATTACACGCCTTAATCGGTATATCGATCCAAAACAGCTCCTTAATTGGGGCTGTTTTCATATCTGAACAATGAAAACTCACTGTTGAGCTATGGGAACAGCTATGAAAATTGAATATTTACAGGTTATGCACGATGCCGAAGTAGGCGAAGTGAAAGAAGTCGAAGATTTTGCGGCAAATATCATCATTAAAACAGGTGTTGCAAAGCCTTATGAAGAACCAAAAAAGGCTGCAAATCGCACCAAAAAAGACGTAAAAACTGAAGAATAAGGCGGTAAAAATGGGCATTTATGACTGGTTGAGAGGTAAAAAGAGCTATCAAAGTGTCCATAATTCGGGGCAAAGTTGGAATAGCATATTTGTGGCAGAGCCATACTCTGGTGCATGGCAAGAAAACAAGGAAATTACCCGCGAAGATATGACTGCATTTTATGCGGTATTTGCTTGTGTAAGCCTTATCTCTAAAGACATTGGCAAGATGCCTGTTCTGTTAAAAAAGAAGCAGCAAGGTGTCTTAGTTGATGCTTTAACCCCAAAAGAATTACAGCGCGTACTTCAAAAACCGAATAATTACCAAAACTGGCAACAATTTAATGAACAATGGACGCAAAGCCTGTTGCTTCGTGGTAATACCTACGTCTTTAAAATGCGTGATGTATTTGGTGAGCTGTACCGATTGGTTGTTTTAAACCCTGATCTTGTGACTGTTCTTGTTGATGATCAGGGAAATGTGTTTTATCAGCTTACCAATGACCGATTAGCACAGACAGAAAATGTAATTATTCCCGCTTCTGAAATCATCCATGACCGCATTAATGCGCTCTATCATCCGCTTGTGGGATTAACACCAATCATGGCGTGTAGTCTGGCATCTGAGCAGGGTATTTCGATTCTCAGAAACTCTAAAAACTTTTTTGCCAATGGATCTAAACCAGGTGGTGTTATTGAGGTGCCTGGACCATTAGATGCAACAAAAGCCCAAGAGGTGAAAACCAAATGGGATGCAAATTATAGTGGTGCCAATGTGGGTAAAACTGGTCTTTTGTCCGATGGAGCAAAATACGTAAACATTTCAATGTCAGCGATAGACAGCCAATTAATTGAACAACTTGGGATGTCTGCTCGTATTGTTTGTACGGCATTTAATGTGCCACCTTTTAAAATTGGCGTCACTGATGTTCAAGGTGCAACTAAAGTTTCAGATCTGAACGAAATCTACTATTCAGATTGCCTTCAATCCTATATCGAAGCACGTGAAAACCTTTTGGATGAGGGATTGGATTTACCTTCTTATGGTGTTGAGGCCTTCCTTGATCTTGATGTTCTAATCCGCATGGATTCATCAAGTAAAATTGCATACTTCAAAGATGGCATCAGTGCAGGCATTTTTGCGCCCAACGAGGCGAGACAAAAGTTAGGTTACTTGCCTGTTAAAGGTGGTGAATCTCCTTATTTACAACAGCAAAACTACAATTTGGAAGCGCTTGCCAAGCGTGATGCTAAAGATGATCCATTCACCAAGAATGATTCAAGCTCAAACCAGTCCGATAATTCTCTTAAATCGCTCTATAAGGGCGTATTTAAGGATGATGTGCAGTATCAAAAAGGTCAGTTCATCACTAAAAATGGCTCATTGTGGCATGTTGAAAACGATCATTTAGGCGAATTTGATCATAAAAACTTTAAGTTATGCGCTAAGGAGTGGACAGAATGAGCTTAGTCACACTCGAAGAAGTCAAACAGCATCTACGCTACGATGATGACTCCAACGATACCAACCTAAAAATCTACATAAAGGCCGCTGAATCAGCGGTTTTTCGTTATACAGATGAAGTTCATCATGCAGAACCGCCTGAAGAATTTAAATTGGCTGTTCTGGTCTGCGTTGGTTTCTATGACAAGTACCGCAATGCTGAGTCTGATGCACCAGTGAATGGCAATTTCATGCCTCAACCAGTTCAAGCGCTTCTGTTCCCTTATCGAACTCCAACTGCTGTATGAGGTATCTATGGGACAGAACGCAGGTGAATTACGACACCGCATCACCATCCAACACTACGTTGCTGGTGGTCGAGATGAAGATGGTTTTGAAATCGAAGGCTCTTGGCAAGAATACAAAAAGCTTTGGGCTAAAGTCACACCATTGTCGGCTAAGGATTTAATTTCGGCTCAGGCTGATCAATCCGAAGTGGTTGCTCGAATGAAAATCCGCTATCGAGAAGACATTAACACGACGATGCAGGTCATTTGGAAGGGTCGAACTTTTTCAATCCAAAGCCAAGCGCTTGATGATAATGAGACAGGCAATATTTATTGTACTTTCTTGTTGGGGCAAGGCTTGGAAAAGCCTAAATAGTGCATAATTTAGGTGGTTTAAAGGAGAATAAAATGTTTGATTCATTTGTAAGTGGAAGATACGTCTTTATGGTTGGATGGTTGCGCTATGGAGGTGGTGGATCAGATAAATCTTGGATGGCTGCTGCTGTTTGCCGAGATGATCATGAAATATTTGTGGAGAGATTTGATGATTTAGATGCGGGTGATGATGATGCGTTAAGAGCTTTTGACTACATTAAGGACCATGCTGATTATTATGCATTTGGAGAAACCCCAAGTCTTGCCTTAAAAGCAATAGAAGATCAAATAATAGTATTTATGTCTACTTTATAAAGCCACTTCCGAGTGGTTTTTTACACTTGGAGAAAACTATGGCAGGAGTAGATGTTGAGATTAGAGGTCTTGATGATGTGGTAAGTAAACTTCAAAAACTTGCTAATCCTCGAAGAACAAAAAGTATTGCTCGTAAAGCTGCACGACAAGCAATGAATATCGTACGTGATGCTGCTCGTAACAATGCTAAAGCAATTGATGATCCCGAAACAAGTGAGAAGATCTTCAAAAATATAAAAGTTTCAGCTGGTAAAACTCGAAATCCCAATGAGATTGTAATGCGAGTTGGTGTGGATGGTGGAGCATCTTTTTCAAATCCCAATCCAAAACCAACAAGCGGTGGTGATACGCGACATTGGCGCTGGATCGAGTACGGAAAATCAGGCGTTACTGCTGTTCCATTCATGCGCCCTGCATTGGCAAACAATATTCAGCAAGTCACAAATAAGTTTGCAGAAGTATTCGATGCTGAACTAGATAAGGAATTGGCGAACCTATGATTTATCTACCTATATACAAAACTTTGAATGCGGATGCAGCGGTCAAAGCCATCTTTGGTGACAACCTTCGCATCTATGAAGACATTGCGCCTATAGGAACATCAACACCATATGCAGTATGGCAAGAGGTCGGCGGCAATGCTGAAAATAGCCTTGATTGCCCTGCAAAGACCGATCACATCATGTACCAAGTAATGGTCTATGACACTAACCAAAAACGCGCCTACGAGGGCCGTGACGCAATCCGAAAAGCTCTAGAAAACCAAAGTTATATATTAAATCCACGAATCAGCGGATATGAAACCGAAACAAAGCTATTTAGCCGTGGATTTGATGCTAATTGGTTTTTGACTCGATAAAACACACAACCAACCCGTTCCACTTTTAACCGAACCTGTCAGCAATGGCAGGTTTTTTTATGCCTGTTTGTTATTCCAAGTGCATTCAACAAACAGGTTAATCACAACTCTAGGAGTTAATCATGAATGCAAATGTAAAGTTAAAAATCGTAGATGTTGAAAAAGGTGTACCAAAAACCACAACATTACAAATTGCTCTTGGCTTAGGTTTACAGCACAAGTCGGTTATTCAACTTGTAAGAAGTTATAAATCAGATTTCTCTGAGTTTGGTTTGGTCACATTTGAAATGCGACCAAGATTACAAGGTGGTCATGGTGGTGGTGATACGCAATATGCCGTATTGAACGAAGAACAGGCAACACTACTTATGACGTACATGAGAAATAGCCCAAGAGTTCGAGAGTTTAAAAAAGCATTAGTTAAGGCATTCTTTGAAGCACGAACACTTTTGCAAACAGACTATTTTGCTTTGATTCAGCAACGTGAAGCATTAAGTGCAAAACTTGATTGTGAGAAAGAAATAGCTAGTTCATGTGGCAAAGGTCTAGCAACATGGAAGAAGCAACGAGACTGTTTAACAACAGCGATTGCTAATGTGGATCGACAGATTCAACCATGCTTATTTGATTAAATAAAATATTACAACCAACGCACCCAATCGGGTGCTTTTTTTATGCCAAAAAAAGAGGAGTAGCTACTCATGGCAGAAGTCCGCGTTCAAGGTACGAATGTTTACGCATTCGACGGAACAACCATTACACAACTTGCATGTCTAACGGCAATCGACTTAGGAGGTGATTCAACCACTCGAATTGAAAAGACATGCTTAGATGAAACACAAAGCAAATCTTATCTCACGGGTTTAGCTGATCCAGCTCAAGGCTCTCTAGGTTTTAATTTAGACACTGAAAATGCATCACACCTTCAATTGATCGAATGGGCAGAAACTAAGAAAGATGGATTAGAGTTTTACATTGGTTCATCTGAAGGCACAGCGGCACCAACGGCAACAGGTAGTGTAGTCACACTTCCAACAACTCGTTCATGGTGGTCTTTCAAAGGTGGTTTATCAACACCAGTTCCAACCTTTGAGGCTGATGCTTTAGTTGGTTACACCGTAACTCTAGAGCGTGAAACAACTGTTGCATTCACCCCTAAAACCTAATTAACGCCCCGAAAGGGGCTAAACTTTTTCGAGAATAAAAATGGCTAAAGTTGATTTTAAAAAAGCGAAAAATATCACAAAATCAGGCGCACCAATTGAGCGTACAGTGAAATGGTCAGTTGTTGTTACACCACAAAACATCGATGAGCTTAAAGAACTCTCAAAAAATCAAGACTTACAGATTGACGATGTGGTTGATCTTGAAGGCCAAGTCTTTATCAAGCGCATGAGCTTTAAAGCTGGCCGTGATGCAGCAAAAGCCTTTGATTGGGATATCAATTACGACGATCCTGAAAAATCCAAGTTAAAATCGATTGATTCTGATCAATTACAAGCAAGCCAGCTAATCGGTAGTATTTGTATCGATGAAAAGGCCACTCCATTCTTCGATTCTCATCAAGAAGTGTATGATTCTGATCCTTCATTTATTGCTGCTTTGTATAAGCTTGCGGATGATGTGAATAACTTCATGGGAAAGTCACGGACGAAGATCTTGACCGAGTCGAACTCCTCTGCGAGCTTGCAGCCAACGGAATCGGTGGAAACCGTATCGAAGAAGTCGAAAAAAACATAAGTCTTGCCGAAATGGCGATATGGAAAGCTTATCGCCAGCGCCGGGGAAGCCTGAATATTGGTAGAAGAATAGAGCAGGCCATTGGAAATGCGCTGGCATTCTATGCAAATTCGAATCGGGGTAAAAACGGCAAAGAGATTTCCCCTTATGCATTTATGCCGCATGAAGAACAGCCAAAAGCAATAGAGATGAGCGCCGAGGATTACTTTAACAGTATGATTGGTAGGTAATTAGCTTACCACTACATACCAACACCGAATCCCGTTCTTGATCGGAATGTACTTGATCACTCTGTACTGAGGGTTCTCGATAAAGTATTCAGACATATCTATGATAGGATCTGAGTATTGAGGGCGGGTGAAGTCTTTTATGTGTTCCATTTTATTCGCAAAGTGGTCAATTTTTGTAATTTGTAAAACCCTATTACATTTATAAGTTATTGTAAAATATGTTTTTGTTATTCTTCGCGACAACATTTAACGTGGTTAGTATTTACAAGTATTGACATTTATAAAAATAAATATTTATCAAAGACGTTGCGCATAGGTATAGTAAGCGATATCATAAATGTATACCCAGAAACATACCTACTGGGTGTTTTGTCAAAGGAGAAAAGCTATGAAAACATCACTTATTACAAGATATGTGAGAGTTTTTATGTGCTTTAATGTATTTGGTTTTTAATATAAAACCTAGTAATTCGGTAAATTTTTAATTTTGTTAAAGATAAAAAATATTAGGTTGAAATGAATCCTACTCCTAAGACTGTATATTCTCAATTATTTGATGAAATGAACTCAAATTTAGTGAAAACTACAAGTGAGTTCAAACTTCATTCATGGAGAAGAAAGATTAATCAACTGGAAAATGTTGATTACCTTGAGTACAAGTTTGCCAAATCTTTTTTGTTTCTCTATGAAAATAAATTCGAATTAGCATTAGAGGAGATTGATTCTCTCATAGCTCAAACAGTTGATTCCGAAATTCTTTCCCAATGTTATTTCTTGAAGGCAATAGCAAGCGTCTCACATGGAAAATATATTGATGCTATTGAATTCTCTTGGCTAGCGTTTGAATACAGTAGGCTTATGGTTTACTATTCGTGGATGTTGTCAACAGCTTCTAATTTTCTCATATATGATAAAAGGTTGGAGGATATGAAATCATTTAACCAAGATCAGATAAAAACATCAAGTGAAGCACTGATAGCAATTGAAAAGAATATTAAGTTTTTCAATATTAATGGTTTTAATTTAAATCTTTATAGGGATTTAAATTCGAGAATACATTCATTATTCTTCTCTAATTGTATTGGAAATTTGGGAACTTTTACTGAACAAACTGATTCTGGTTTCATAACAATATTGTTCAATAAAAATCTTGATTTAGAGATGATAGAAAAACTCAATGATGGTGTGAACGAAATACAGCTAAGTTTGCTTGATGATTATGATTTTGACGATATTTTAAGATATCCTGTAGTCTTTACATCTGAAGATTATGGCCGCTTAATTTAAGGATTTTGCAAGTGGATAGTATTGAGTTCTTAAATTTTTCCAAAAAGATCATTACACTCGAACCTATTAATGAAATAGATTACCGTCAGGTTGTAAGCAGAAGTTACTATTGCGCATATCATCAAGTCAGAATTAAGGCTGACAATTTAGGCATACCAGTCAATGCCTATAAAGGTGGGAGCCATGCATCATTGAGACAAACATTGATAGAGCTCAGACCAGCTAACAGAATCCTCAAAGGAATTGCTTTTAGGTTGAATAATTTTCACACTTTAAGAGTTAACGCGGATTATAAGTTAGATTTAGTGATTACTGAAAAAACTGCAAATGAATCAATTCAAATGTGCGAAAAGATCATAAATGAATTGAATCACGCATAGTTTAAAAATAATGAAACCCGCTTCGGCGGGTTTTTTAATGAGTGAAATGTGGTAACCGGCCCCTTTTTAAGCTAACCTCATTCGCCTTTATGCCCCACGAACAGAAGCCTAAAGTGATTGAAATGGATGCAGAGGATTATTTAAATAGTTGGGTGGGGCGGTGATATGAATCAGCGACCAGAAACAAGTTTGGTTACATTATCAATCGCTTGCGTTAGATTATTAAGTTTTTCCTGCTGCTCTTTCAGCATAATTTCCATCATGTGCATTTCAAATTCATGGGAAATCTGAGCCTCAAAGCTTTGTTCTAAGCGGGCGACCATCTCTGCACTTTGCGAACGGTTATTTTTTTCAGCAGATTCTTCAATCTTGTTTTTTAGCTCTGGTGGAACTCTTAATCTAACGATTGTGTGATTAGTTTGATTACTCATAATCCCTCATGCCACAAAAAGTGGCAAATAATTTGACTTACCTATTTACATTACCACAAAGTGTGGCTATAGTTATTAAAAGCCACAATGTGTGGCATTTTGGGGTAATCAGGAGAAAACAATGAAAGAAGGTCGAAAAAAATCAATTGATGTTCGTGTTCGAGTGTCAAATGAGTTGCATGAAGACTTAAAAGACCATGCAAAAAAAGAAGAGCGTTCAATGAATTATTTAGTAAATAAGGCAGTTGAATTTTATTTAAACCACCAGAGTGCGAAAGCATGAAATCAATAGACAACAAAAAAGCCCAGAACTTGGACGGGACGGGCTTTCAGTTGTCACAAACTAAAGGAAATTATTTATGACTACAAATAGTCTAACTCAAATCACTGTACCTTTCCATAGTGCAGAATTATTAATTCTAGAGCATGAAGGTCAGCCATATATTCCAATGCGCCCCATTGTTGAAGGCATGGGATTGGATTGGGCAACTCAATTTCGTAAGCTTAATCAAAAGTTTAAGACCTGCGTTGTCAAGATGACAACGCAGCTATTGGGTGATAATCAAACTCGCGAAGTCATAATGATGGCACTAAAAAAATTGCCAGCCTTCATGTATTCAATAGAGTCAAACAAAGTAAAACCCGAGTTACGTGATACTGTCATCATGTATCAAAACGAATGTGATGATGTTTTGTGGGATTATTGGACTAAAGGTCAAGCAATTAACCATCGAGTAGCAATATCGCCTGAACAACAAGCATTGCTACATGAAATTGTAGATAGGCGCTCTAAAGGTGAACGCAAGATTTATGCTGAAATGTGGTCTCGTCATAACCGGCACTTCAAGATTCCTCGATACGCTGAGTTACTCGCAATTCATTTCCCTGAATCTGTCCATTATTTGGAGACAATGGCTATCAAAGCCAAGCCTGAAAAACAAGATAATGGCGGAACATTAGAAAAGTTGCAGTCTTTTGTTGATAATCTGGCTCATCGCTATCCAACACTACAAAACCCAATGGCTCATGAAATAGCAGCTCGATTTAGTGAAATATTGCAGTATCAGGACTTGAGTGATGAGCGACTGTTCTACTACGTGGCGATCAATAAAGGTAAGTTGGTTGTATTGCCACAAACTGTGCATCATGGGGTGGTAGATTTAGTTAAGCTTAGTGAAGCCTTTGAACCGCTACACAACTTTATGATGGGTTATGAGATTTACAGTCAAGCTAGAGCATTGAAGAAGCTGCCACTAAAACCAGTACCACGATAGGCAAGCCTTTCATTTAAGAAAATTTTAAGCTAACCTCATTAAGTCTACTTAATGGGGTTTTGGTGTGAAAAAAGTATTATTAATTTTTTTAATTTTCCTATGCAAGCCTGCTTTAGCTGATGAATGGCATGTTGAATGCAAAATAGACCACATTACCGATAAAAAACTATGCATTCTACAAAAAGATAGTTTTTGGTTGTTTCGCAATGAAAATATGTATTTTATCAAAATAGGTGATAATAATTATCCTGGAACGCAAGCTATTCTTAAAACAGAATATTTAAATCATATATACACATCTAACCAAGATGGTATATTTGATGTGCCAGACTTTATTATCTATTCAATGAAGCGTAGTAAAAATATTAAGACCAGATTTCAACGATGGCCGAGTTTAGCTTATTTAGATAATACAATTAACCTAAATGGTTTTAATAAAAAACTAAATGAGATGGATTTAATGTATAAAAAGTTGAAATGATATAATCACTTGTAAAACCCCGCTAGTCGGGGTTTTTTATTGCCTAGAGGAAAGTAGATATGGCAACAGCATCATTAGGCCGCCTAACACTTGATCTTGTTGCCAGAACAGCAAGTTTCAGCGAACCACTTAGCAAAGCAGAGCGTCAGGCTCGAAATTCTGGAAAAGGCATAGCCGAATCAATGGATGTTGCATCCATAGCGGTAAAAGGATTGAGCCTTGCAGTTGGCGGCCTATCTGTTGCGGGTATGGTTGCTTATAGTGAAAAGGTGATTAATGCGGGCAATGATATTCAAAGATTCTCTAAGCTTGCCAATGCATCTGTTAGTCAATTTCAGTATTACGCTAAGGGTGCTGAAACTGCGGGTATTTCGATTGAGTCTTTTGCAGACAAGATGAAAGATATGCAGGACAGAATTGGCGATTTCCAACAAACAGGTGGTGGGCCATTAGCCGACTTCTTCACCAACATTGCACCACGAATAGGTGTCACGATCCAACAATTTCAAAAATTATCAGGGCCAGAGGCGCTACAGCTTTTCTATAATTCATTAGAAAAAGCAGGCGCATCAGCTAATGACATGAAATTTTATATGGAACAGATTATTAGTGATTCTTCGCTACTGATTCCATTGTTAGAAAAGAATGGTCAGGGCTTTAAGTTCTGGGGTGATGCCGCAAAAAATGCGGGCGCAATCATGTCTGACGACATGGTTAAAAGCCTTGCTGAAGCAAAAGTTAATTTACAACTTTTAGATTTGCAGTGGCAGGGCTTGCAGGCGACATTAATTAACGATGCTATTCCGGTTATAGAGGCCATAGCTGAAAACTGGGATAAAGTTGAAGCGGGTGCTACTGCTTTAGCAACGGTGGTTGGTGTTCGTTTGGCTGCCGCATTCGGTATTGCGGGCGCTCAGGCTGCTGCAAGTCTTATTCAATATACTCGTTACCAAGTTGCTCTGGCACGAATGGCAGGAGAAACCATCACTCTAACTACAGTTACTCGCGGCTTAGGTGGGGCAATGTTGAGCCTTGTTGGTGGTCCATTGGGTTTGATTGCTTTAGGCGTGCAAGTGGCTATTGCAGGTGGCACATACTATGCAATGACTCGCAAAACAGAAGATGCTACTGATGCGTTTGATATGCAGGGTAAATCTATCAGTGAGCTAGTGGATCATTACAATAGCTTAAGTCAAGCTAAGCAACGAGCATTCGCTTATGATGCGGCAAAAGACCTAGAGGCAGACACCGAGGCTTATGAGGCGGCAAAAAATCAGGTTGCGTCTTATGCAAGTGGCTTGGCAGAAACGGTATTAAAACAAGGAGAATCGGCAGATCAAATAAGGGCATGGCGACAAGAGTTTTTGCAAGGTGGAATTAGTGCGGAAGAATTGGCAAATCGAATCGGATCATTATCTGATGTGACTGATGTTTATAATGCAAATATGGTCAAATACTCTAGTGCCGCCACTTCTGCCAAAGCTAAACTGGATGCTCAAAAAAGTGTAGTATCTTCATTAAAAGTGGCAACAGATGAAGCAAATAACTCACAGAGAGAGCAAACAAAACTTGTAAATGAATCAGCAGGTGCTTGGGAAAAGCTAACTCAAAAACAACGAGAATATATCACTCAACTAAGGAAGGATGCTTCACGTGACTTGTATATAAAAAGCTTGGTTGGGCGTGGCATGGGAGTTGATAAAGCTAATGCTTTAGCTGATGCTCAATCTAGCGCCAATGGTGAAAACGCATTTAAAGTTGGGTTGCCGCAGTCAGTTGTTGATGCAACAATGAAAAACTTTAATCTCAAAAATTATAGTTTTAATAAATCAGAATTGGCTGCGATTGCTAAAGTTCAAGGCATCGCTAAGGCAAATAATTTTGCCCAAATTGAAGGTTTATATGGGTTGCCAGTTGGTACTTTAGCGGCTCTAGTTCTTCAGGAATCAGGTGGAAATCCTAATGCTGTTAGCCCTACAGGTGCCAAAGGCTTATTTCAGACAACATCTATTTTTAGACGTGAATATGGATTAAATGCAAATAGTTCAATTGAAGCTCAAGCTACGGCAGCAGCTAAAGACTTAGCAAAAAAGAGAGCCAAATTTGGTACACAAGATTATGCGTTGATGGCATATAACGCAGGTTCTGATGGCTTAAATTCCTATTTGAACGGAGGATTATCCTCAGATAAGCGGAAAGAGGTTGCGGGGTATGTACCAGGATTTCAAAAATGGTTTGCTGGTGTAAACGGGAAAACCGCAGTTGATAATTCAATTCTGATGCCGACTCAGGCAGACATATTGGCTCAACAGGCTCTTGCGGCGCAAGCTCAAAAAGATCTGGACGACAAACGCAAGGAAATTGATGCTCAATATTACACTGATGCTGAAAAACTTGCTAAAGATCATCGGGATCGGGTTGAGAAAATTACACAAGCCTATACTGGAACCAGTGAATTAAAATCACGATTGGCCCAAGAGACAGCTTTGTATAATGAACAAGCAACTCAGCTAAAAGTTCAACGTGAAGAAGATTATGCAAATCTCACTGCATTTGAAACGGATCGGGTAAAGCAGCTTGAAGACTACTATGCACGTCAAATTGAACTGGCCAAAACCAGTACAAAAATTAACGAGCAGGAACGAGCCAAGGTAATATCTGGATTGCAGCGTAAGCGCGATTTCGAAATTGCGGCTGTTCGGCGTGAACAGGATGAGCAAGTTCAATCTGCATTTGAGGCATATCTGAATGAAACTGAAATTGTAGTCAAACGATATCAAAGGGAACGTGAAGAAATTTTGGCAAATGGTGAGTTGCTTGATGAAAACCGTAAAAAGTTACTTCAAGCAAACCAGATGGATCAATTTCGCACTTTGAATCAAGCATCTGACAGTGTTTTTCAATACGGTCAAAATGCAGCTCAAGCACTAATGCAGAGACAAAATCCGGATGCGTATGCTCGGTATAGTTTGCAAAATCAATATTCTTCAGACATGAGTGGGTTAAATGATGCTTATAACAATCAAGTTTCAGGTATTAATTTAATCAAAGATGAGAATGATCGTAACGCACAGCTTTTGCAAGCTCATGAGCAATATCTCAAAGCTAAGTCAGAAATAACCGCTGACTATAATCAGAAGGAAATTGAGCTAAATACGCAGCTATATTCAAGCAACTTATCTGCTATGAGTTCTGTTTTTGGTTCAATGGGTGATCTTGTTAAAGGATATGCCGGGGAAAGTTCAGATGCTTATATTGCGATGGTTGCAATACAAAAAAGCGCAAACTTAGCAAGTGTAATTATGAATGGCTATGCAGCTATTTCTGCTGCTTGGGCATCCGCCCCATTCCCATACAACCTGCCAGCTGTAGGGATGGCTACAGCGCAAACTGGTGTCTTACAAGCTGCCTTGCAGGCATTTACGCCAAGCATTACAGGCATGGCCCACAACGGTATAGACAATATCCCGAAAGAAGGAACATGGCTTTTGGATGGCGGTGAGCGTGTATTGAATCCAGAGCAGAATAAGGATCTTACTAATTATCTAAGTGATCGTCAGGCGGCAAATGCTCAAAATCAACCAATGGAATCACCTCAGGTAAATGTTCGTGTAATGAATAGTTGGGATGACTCAGAGTATTACAATGCTTTAGCTGCACCACAGGGCGAAAAGATTGTGATGAATATCATTAAACGGAACAGAACAAAACTAGGTATTTAAACCGACCAATCCAAGGTCGGTTTTTTATGTGAGCAATTTATGAAAGTGACTATAAATGAGCGTGATTATATCTTGCTCACAAAATGCCCTTTGCTTGAAACAACTGAACGTTATGAGTTTAAGACTGATGTTCATCAAAGTTTCGATGCGACAGAGGAAGAACGCATACCGCTAATTGATGCAGCACGACAGTCCTTCAATTATTCAATGTTGGCGTATAAAGCTGAAATTCAGGGCATGTTTGACACCTTTTACGATGAATTGCGTGCTGAATATTTAATACCGCAAATGCTTGAAACAGTGACTGTTTCTGATATTGATGGTGATTTCATTGATTGCGATACAAGCCTGTTAAATGTCGGCGTTGACTCATTCATTTTGGTGAAGTCGAATAATACATTTGCTGCTGTGCAAGTGACTGAAATCGGGCGTTATGAAGTCATTGAAGAAGTGCCAACATATTTCGACGGCTTCCGCATTCATACCGCAATTGAAGCCACAAGCCCGATTCTTCAACCGTTGCGACTTTGCATCATTGATGGCGACATGACAGCACAAATGAATGCACTGGTATTTAAACCACAAGTCACGTTTAGAGTGCTAGAAAATATCGAATATCCCATTTCAGCCGCACCTGAACAGTTTAATAGTGAAGATTATTGCGACTGGAAAGTGTTATTGAATGGGGATTATCTCGATGTTTCATTCAGCCAACATCAAAATATTGTCGATGGCGGCATGGGGAATATTTGGGGATATACGCACTGGATGGGCGCAAAGAAAATGTTTGTATTGCGATTACTCATGCGCAATCCTCAAGAATATATTGACTTAAAAAAATGGTTTTATCGTCGTCGCGGGCGGTTGAATGCGTTCTATTTGCAAATGTTTGAGGGTGATAAGAATAATCCAGTGAAGCGATTATTTCGCCTGAATAGCGATGCGATTGAGTTCAATTTTAAAGGTGCAGGCATTGTTGAAACGAACGTGCCTGTGGTGGAGCTAACGCCATGATGAATTTATTTAAGTCTAAAAAAGACCTGTTTGAGTTTAAGCATGGTGACAAGACATGGTACTTCACCAGTGCTGCAAAGGCCGTAGATCATAATGGTCATACTTATCTGCCGTTGGTTGTGGGACGTAGCGACATCACAGACGAGGATATTGATAAGTGCGATACTGAGATTACTTTTCCGTATCCCATGCAAATCTTGAATGCAGATGGTGATGATCTACAAGCTTTGTTCATTAACAAGATTTACTTCAAAAGCGTCACTGTGACTATTCTTGAGCTGTATAAGGGCGAGACGCTAGTCATTCATATTGGGCGAGTAATTCAGCCAAAGTTTGATGATGATGCAAACACAATGACGCTTGTGAGTTCTACTGCTGAGACTCAACAGAACAAGAATATTCTTACTCGCAAGTTTCAAAAAAGCTGCTCAAACAAGATTTATGATCGTATTTGTGGTCTAAATATTGAAGATTGGTCAGTTGAAGTCACTGTCACTGCAATTGATCGCTTGACTGTCAGCTTTACGATTAATGATAGTTCAACATATCCTGAAAATTACTTTAGTCGCGGCGCGCTTTATAGAGATGGAATTTTTACAAGTATTAGATTTAGCGAAAATACAACTATTAGTCTTGTACGCGAACACCCTGGGTTAAAAGTTGGCGATGTGGTAATGATTGCCCCTGGTTGTGACCAAACAAGATCAGGCCCATGTCATACAGTTTTTGATAATACATTGCGATTTATGGGGTTTCCAAACATCCCTGCATCAAACCCAGTAAACGATCAAATTATTAAGTGAGGTGGCTATGTTTGCAATCGTAGCGATTGTTCTTTCAGTTGCATCTGCTGTTTACTCGTATTACACGATGCGAAAAATGCAGAAAAAAAACAGACCTGAACCTAATCAATTAGACGGTTCTATTGCTGACGAGGGGGTGTCATTTTCTTCTATCTTTGGCTCACCACATATACATGGAAACATTGTTTGGAAAGGCAATGAAAGCACGGAAGCGATTAAAGTCAAAGGGGGTAAGAAATGAAAATCTACATGTCTGATATACGAAAAGCCAATATGTGCTCTCGTGGAACGCGGGCATTTTTTTTGGCTAGAGGTTGGGATTTTCAAGAATTTTTAAAAAACGGTTTAGATGAAGAATTTTTTATCAAAACTGACGATGCAATGGCTTTGCAAGTTGTAGAGGTGGCTAGAAATGGGCGGAAGCAGTAAACAAACAGTCGGATATAAATATTTTGCTGGTCTGCAAGTTGCACTCGGGAATTGCATTGAGCGAATATTAGATATCAACCCTGATAATCGGGGCTGGATTTTATCAGACAGGATTTATCAAGACATACTTAAAGAGGGGGATGTTTCTTTAGGTATTGCGATGCCTAATATTTTTGGCGGTGACAAGCAAGAGGGTGGCTGGGTGGGGATGATTGAAATTCACACTGGCCGACCTGAATATATACGTCAAAATGCATATCTAGCTGAGCATGACAGCGAACTTGTGTCATCTTTTCCATATTTGTCTTATGTTGTTTTTAAAGGGTACACAATAGACAAGGGTTTTCAGCTCGTATCGATGTCGGGAATGCTGAAAGAAGTGTTGTACTGGCCTAAACGTACTCGTATTAAAGATGATGGAAGCGAGCAGTGGTATAAAAGCCATATGGATGAAGATGGCAATGAGATTATTGTATGTGAAATTGGTGCGAGAAATAATGCGCCAACTATAATTGAGCCAACACCAATGGGAACTGTTTCAGCATCATCTTCATGTAATTGGGCCACGTGTGGGAATGAGAGCGAAATAGCATATTTAAATGACAGTGTTGTATGTAGTGAAGTGATACTGGAACCTGATATTCGGGAGTTGGAATTGGTGAATGGTTTGTGTCATTATAGTTTTCGCCAAGTAAATATCCCATATGAAAATAATTTCTCAATGTCTTTCGGCGGTACTGGACTGTTAAAGCTTATTCTTTCTGCTGGGATGGGGAATATGGGTGATAGACCATTTATTCCAGGATTATTCTCTCTAGAGTGCGATAATGAATATTCAACAACTGTTGCTGGAAGATCAGTAATGTGGGAAATCACTGCTCAACTTCCAGCAATAATCACTGGTGTTATCAAGTGTGATCTATATCCAGAAGATGACGGTTCTTTCTATTTTAATCATGAGATATCTCCTGCTGTATTTTATCAAGAACCGCTAGAAGCACCCAGTCAGGTCAAAGGAATTGATATAAACCCTATTCATCAGATCAGAGAGATCATTACAAATGACAATGCAATGAACAAGACTGAGTCAATGATTAATGATGAGAATTTTAAGTTTGCAGCAAGAAGAATTTGGCATGAGGGCTTAGGTGTTTCAGGAGCATTTACAGAGAAATCATGCAAAGAAGCAATAGATGAGCTGCTGTATCACATCGAAGCAGGGATACGTGTCAATCGTCAAACTGGCTTGTATGAAATCGTTCTATTTCGTGATGATTTGTTAGATTTAGATAATGCCCAAGTTTTTAATGAAAGCAATATCAAGTCTTTTAATATTGAAGTTGCGAATATCGACGATATGATTAATTCGGTTAATGTGAATTATTATGACCGAGATAATATTAAAGATTCATCATTTTCATTAGATGAAATTGGCTCTATATTATCTAGTCAGTCAAATGCTGAAACGATAGACTTTCCCTATTTTATGAATCGTCGCAATGCTGAATTAGTTGGAAATTGGAAGCTAAAACAACTTTCAACACCAACACGAAAAGGCTCTTTCACAACTGGCAAATATGATGCTCGCAAGATCAATCGCTATGATGTCATGAAGTTGACTTGGCCCAATCAAAATATGTTTGAAGTGCCAGTTCGTATCATGAAAATCGGTCTTGGCGACGGGATAGATAATACTGTTACGCTGGATTGGGTTGAAGTGATTCCTTTTTCATCTATTAACTACCCATCAATAAATGTTGATCAGTCAACGTCTGTTGCATTATCGCCGCAACCAAACCAAAGTATTGCTTTTGAAATGCCATATTTTGAAGCAGTACAGCGTTTTGGTCAGTCCCAAGTTGATACTGAACTAAGTAATAATCCTGATTTTGGGCATTTAATGGTTGCAACAAAGAAACCACAAAATAACTCGATCAATGCGTTGTTGTTTACAGATAACGGTACAGGGTATAAACAAGCTTCGATTGTTGATTACTGCCCAACCGCTGTACTTGATCAAGACATCAGTTATTTAGACACATCATTTACTGTTAAAGATGTGAGTGCGATCAGTCAAGCTGAAATCGGCACATTAATTCTTTGCGATGAAGAATTGATGGTTTATCAAAGTTATGATGATGTGACCAAGATTCTCACTGTCAAACGTGCAGCACTCGACACAGTACCGAAACCGCATTTGCAAGGTGCGGTTTTTTATTTCTACGATTCATTTAGTGCTTTTGATTCTGAGCAGTATGTATTGGGTGAAGTTATTAATGCGAAAGTGTTGACGACTACGCCGAGTGGGATTCAAAGATTGGGTGATGCAACAGCTTTATCTGTAGAAATGAATGCACGTGCAATTCGACCTTATCCACCAGCGAATGTAAAAATTAATGGTGAGTATTATCCTGCCGAGATTGACACTGATTTAATTTTAACTTGGGTTGATCGTAATCGCCTGCAACAAACAGGTGGGGAAATTCTTAGCTGGTTTGATGGTGGCGTTACAATTGAAAGTGGCACTTCAACAATGCTGACTATCAAAGAGCTTGATGTAGATGAACTGCTTATTGCGACGCACAACATAGATGCGACTGGAACCAACACTTACACTTTAGCAATTTCATCAATGCAAGCTGAAACTAGATCAATTGAAGTAACAGCAAAAACAGTGAGAGATGGCTATGAGTGCTTACATCCGTTTGAGCATATTTTTGAATTGTCGCAAGTCTTCTCTGCACCGTACAACTTAACAGTTGAGTTTAAAAATGACTAATCGTTTAGAGTTAAATTGGGAGCTTGAAGGGCTTGTGGACGAGCAGCGTTACTACTGCTCTGAAACACCTTTTACATCTACAACATTGCCTACCCCAAAGGCTGTCATACTTGATACAGATCGAACTTATGTGGACACTGATATTGATGAAAATAAACTTTACTATGTAGCTGTCAGTTCTGTAAGAAATAGTGTTGAAAAATTGAGTGACATTAAAGTTGTGTCAACTCAAACATACTTGCTCAATATGCCGTTTTCGTCTGATAAGAATGACCATGGTAAGTTCAATCTTGTTGCAACAACAGTAGGCAGCGCAGTAATTCAAGATGGGTATTTGTATGTTCCTGATGGAAGTTACATTCGTTTCAATACAACAGGAATCACAGAATTAAACTTAGGAACATCTAATTTTGAGTTCGGTATAGAAGTAGCATTGATGGCGAACGGTGGCGGGTCATATCCGTGTGTATTTGGGGTTGGAACGGGGTGGTCTAGCGGTGCTATATCAATGCAATTTAACCCGTCATCTAGGTTTATGTGTGCGATTATGAGTCCGGGGGAAAAGGATGCTTTTGCTCCGACAGATCAAACCCGTGATGGAACTACCTTTGTGAAATATGTTGTTAGACGAGTCGCAGGAGTTTGGACAACGTATAAAGATGGTATAGCTGGAACACCATTTACGGACTCAAAATTCATTGCTAATTTCACTAGAAATGGCGTTATTACAATCGGTGCTGCGATTTGGGATGTTGGAATTACAGCATCACACAGTAAGATTAAGAATATTTATCTTAGAAAGCTTTAATAGGGCGCATAAAATGCTGTGCAAATAGAAGTTTAAATCTCAACAACATAAAGCACCTTCGGGTGCTTTTTTATTGCCAAAAATTAGGAAAAACAATGGATAAAGATGCACTGAAAGAGGTTGTTACAGCAATCATCACTTATGGGTGGATTGTTGTTTTAGCAATGTTGGGAGGCTTAGTGAAATTCATGGATAAGCTTAACAATTCAAAAGAACCAAAGCCACTGAAATATATAGTTTTTCGACTTATAGCTGAAATGATTACGAGTGGTTTTGCAGGAATCATCACTGTTCTTCTATGTGTTTACTGGGAAATGCCTATTGTTTTAATCGCAGCAATTGCGGGCATAGCGGGGCACTTGGGTGGTAAAGCGATCGATACATTCATTCTTATCTGGAAATCAATTATTAGCGGAGGCAAGGTGCCATGAGTAAAAGAATCACATTAGAGCAAATCACAGAAGCTGCCAAAGCCATCAATGTACCAACAGCAGCCTTGCAAGCTGTCATGAAAGTTGAAGCTAAGGGAAGCGGTTTTAATTCCGATGGTACACCTGTGGTTCTTTTTGAACGCCACGTTTTTCGTCAACGTCTTATCGCAAATGCTAAAGCATCTTTAGCAGACAAAGTGATGCGTGAACGGCCAGATCTATGTGCAAAAACATCAGGAGGGTATGGTTTGTACTCTGCACAACATGGTCGTTTGAATGCAGCTTGTCAGTATGATCGAGCTTCCGCGCTCGAGTCAGCATCATGGGGTTTGGGGCAGGTGATGGGGTATCACTGGAAAGATCTAGGCTATGCGTCATTACAAGCATTTATCAATGCAATGTATAAAGATGAGGCTGGTCAATTGGATGCAATGTGCCGCTTCATTAAAACTAATGGGCTTGATAAATATTTGCGAAATCAGGACTGGAAGAACTTTGCACTGAGTTACAACGGCAAGGAGTATGCAAAGAATAATTATGACATAAAGCTGGCGAATGCTTACAAGGAGTTCTCATGAGTTATTTGTATTTAGTCCTTAAATACTGGCGAGAATGCATCATTGCAGTTCTCGCTTTTTTATTATTGATCTGTTTGTTTATTCAAAATCATCAAGCTGCTGAAATCAAAGATCAGAAGCGATTACACGCCAACTACATCACTCAGCAACAATTAGCAGCTGAAAAATCCAAAGTTCAAGCTGCTCAACAAGAAAAAGTTTGGGCAGAACAAATCACAAAAGCGGAGCAAAACTACAATGCCAAAATTAAACAAATTGAGTCTGATGCTAGCGATGCTCAGTCCAGTGCTAACAGCTTGTCAAAGCAACTCAGCATTGCAAAACAACGTCTGTCCGCAGCTTCCCGCGAAACCGTCATTGAATACGCAGATTCCTCAAGTGACATACTCGAAAGTTGCATCACAGAATATCGAAACGTGGCACAAAAAGCTGATGAACACGCAGCTGATGCAGAGCGATTGAGCAATGCTTGGCCGTAAAAGCACTCTAATGAGTGCTATTTTTCCATCAATTATTTTCAAAACTTTTCTTGGACAATCTGAATATCTTTCAATACATGTCTAAAGCGATAAACATAGTCTGATGCTTCATTGTGAGTGTAAAACTTCTTTGCGTACTCAGTGTCTAAAGTCCAGTTGAAGCCTGTTGTGTAACTTTCATTCACGATATTGTATTCATCATCGTAATGCTCGTTTGTGATGTTTTCGAGGGTGAGATATCTATTATTCTTTTTGATGTAGTAGGGCAT